CATCGACGTCAACATCATGGGTAGCGCCGAGGGGTACAACATCTATCCCACGCCGAGCTGGCCCGAGAACATCGTGGAACTGGACGGTTCGACCATCTCGGACGCCGAGTGCCCGGTGAACGGCATGAAGCTGCCGAACCTGAACGCCGCCGGCTCCTACGCCGACAGCAGCGTTGCCGGCGGCATGCACCTGCGCGGCGGCACCACCGCCGGCGTGCTGCAAGAGGACCAGGCCCAGGGGCATTGGCACACCATTGGATATGGGAACCAGAGCGGAGCCGCCCAGCGCGCCACGATGAATGCCATCACCAATTCAACAACTACGTGGTCACAGAACACGTCGACTGGCATGGGGGCGGTCGGCGCGATCACCGATGGCACCAACGGCACCCCGCGCACCGGCAAAGAGACACGGCCCCGCAGCATGAGCGTCGTCTACATCATGCGGATCAAGTAGGAGCAGCCCATGAGTGAGAAATCGGCGGAGATGCGGCACCTGGAGCACGAGGACTTCGTCCGGCAGCTGGCCGAGATGCGCAAGGAAGTCGGGGAAAACGACGAGACTATCCGCGACTTCATCGTGCGGCAGGCTGATGCCTTCGCGGAGATGCGCCTCGAGCTGCTGAAAGAGGTCAGGGGCATCGAGCACTCCATCGCATCTAAGTGCGAGCAGGACTCGGCGATCATCGGGAACGTGAACAGGCACGAGGCTGCGCTGATACGGATGCAGGGCGAGGGGAGCGAGACGGCCAAAGCGCTCGCGGTGGTAACGGAGAACATGAAAGCCCTCAAGGCCGCTACGGACAGGGACCTCAAGGCGGCGCACGACGGAATCCGCGAGACGCACGGGAAAATCGAAGCGGTTGGCAAGCGGGTCGAGAAGCTGGAGCACAAGGGTGGGAAGCTCGCGCTGAAAATCCTCTACGGCGTCGCGGGGGTAGGGGGGACCGCCGCCATCACCCTGTGGGTGAAGAAGCTCCTGGGAGGGTGAGGCGATGAGCGTTGCGATAGACGATCTGGATCCCGAGGTCACTGAGCGCGCGCGGGCGTTCGTCAAGGCGCTTACCGATGCTGGCATCCAGCACGCGGTGACCTGCACGCGACGGACCATCGACGAGCAGGTAGCCTACTTCGCGCAGGGAAGGGCTCCGCTGGAGATCGTCAACCTGCTCAGGCGCAAGGCCGGGATGCGGCCGATCGGCCTTGGCGAGAACACGTACAAGATCACGAACTGCGACGGGGTGACGACACGATCTCCGCACCAGGACGGGCACGCCATGGACGTGGTGCCGGCCGTGGATCGACAGCCGGTGTGGCCGCCGCCTACTGACAAGCGCTGGAAAGAGATCGCCACAATTGGGAAAGCCATCGGGTGGAAGTGGGGCGGGGAGTGGCCGGACTTCCCAGATTATCCTCACTACCAGATATAGAGAGGAGCGAACCATGGACGTACCTATCGGCACGATTCTGGCATGGCACAAGAACCTGACCGGGTGCCCGGCGCTGCCGGCCGGCTGGGTCGAGTGCAATGGCGGGACGCTGGACAACCCCGACTCCCCGTTTCACGGGCAGGCGATCCCCAACCTGAACGGGGACAAGCGGTTCCTGCGGGGAGGCTCGGTATCGGGCGACTTTCAGGATGATGCATTCGAGGGGCATCGGCACAAGATCGGATTCGGTGCTGCGAAAAGCGGAACGACGCCCAATCCCCGGCCGCTCATGAATGCCCAGGCATCCGAGGTGGATGTGACAGACAACGAGTGCGTGTCTGTGGGGGCGACCGAGCCCGTCACCGATGGCGTCAACGGCACCCCGCGCGTTGCCGACGAGACCCGACCCATCAACATGAGCGTGGTGTGGATCATGAAGGTCTCGGACACCGAGCGCGAGAGCCGCCTGATCCCCGACGAGGACGACGACGCCCACATCGACACCACGACGCAGACGCCGGTCGATGGCGGAAGCGGGGGGAAGATCGGCGGGGTGACCTGCCCGGCCAAGCTCTCCCAGACCTACGCCACGCAGGCGGGCGCGGAGTTCCAGGGCAAGAAGGTTCTCGGCATGTGGCGGTTCGGGAAGAGGACGTTCTCCCAGGCGGCGGCAATCACCGCTTCCGATGGGCTGAAGCTGAACCTCACCAACTCGTTCCTGACGAAGCGGCTCGGCAAGGCGTTCAACTTCGACAAGGCGACGTTCTACAGCTACGACCAGGCGAACAACGAATGGGACGCGCTCGATGCTCAGGTATTCGAGTGCACCCGCAAGACCTTTGCCGGCGCTGTCACGCAGGCCGAGGGCGCACAGATCTGGATCAAGGAGCTGGAGTCGGGAACCTACGTGATGCTCGGCATCACTCAGGTGGACTGAGAACTACGGGGGCGGGGCGACTCGCCCCCACATCATCTACGGGAGGGGAACATGGTCATCGATTTTGTTCTGGCACTGTGCGTCGCGCTCATCTCGATCGCCTTCATCGAGTGGCTGAAGAAGCCGTTCCCGAAGGCGCCGACGTGGCTGTGGTGGGCGCTCGCCCCGGTGGTGAGCATCGGGCTGGGGTTCGTCGCGGCGATGTGGCCGGCGATCGTTCTCGGCTTGCTGGCTTTCGCCCTGGCGACGCTGTTCTACGACACCGTGATCCAGTGGGCGAAGAAGAAGATCGAAGCGCTCACCGCGCCGCCGACACCGCCGGTCCAGTGAGGGTCTACATCTCGGGGCCCATGACCGGGATCCCCGAGTACAACCGGGCCGCGTTCCTTGCCGCCGAGGCGCGGCTCCGGGCCCTCGGCCTCGAGCCGGTGAACCCGTGGGACTTCGGCGAGGTGAGCGGCTGGGGCCACCACGACTACATGCGGCGCGACATCCCGGCGCTCGCCACCTGCGAGGCGATCTACATGCTGCCGGGGTGGCTGCGGTCCCGGGGCGCGCGCAAGGAATGGGCGGTCGCCCGGTTCGTCTTCGGAATGAGGAGGCTCAGGTGAAGCAGCGCACCGTGCTCGAGGAGGCGCAGGCGCTCGTCTACGGCCCCCGGGAGGCGCAGTACAGCCCGCCGCAGCGCGACTTCGCGAAGACCGCGAAGATGTGGTCGGGGCTGCTGGCCGAGAAGCTGCAGCCGGGGCAGGAGATCACGCCCGAGGAGGCGGTCCTCATGATGGTGTGCCTGAAGCTCTCGCGCGAGGTGTTCCGCCACAAGCGTGACAACCTCACGGACGCGGCCGGTTACCTCGCCTGCGCGGAGCGGATCGTGGAGGGAAGGTGATAGGCGAGGCAAGGGCTCGCGAGATCTCCACCTATGCGCTCGAGCATGGCGATGCGGCGGCTGCCGAGCACTATGGGATTTCATTCGAAGTCGTCGCCCGCTACCGGCGGCAGGCGAAGACCGGCGGACTTCCAAAGATGGCGCCCGATGCGGCGACGAGCTGTTCGGACGAGATCAATGGGGAGAGCCGCACGATCACGACGCGCTCGGCGAACATCACCAACCTCGAGGAGCTGCTCGCGTGGAGCAAGGTCGACCTCCGCATCTGGGAGGTCGACCACTACATCGTCAACTCGTGGGAGGTGACGCTCGGCAGGGCCGCAGCCGGTCACAGCAAGCCTCAGACGTACACGAACTACCAGGTGAAGGCGTGGCTGCGGCGGAAGCGAGGGGAGTCCCGCGAGGACGTGCTCGCGGCATTCCGCGCCGATGCCCTGCGCCATGCTCCCCGGTACCCGAGGGCGAAGCGCGCCGCGCCGCGGCCCGGCAACCTCCTCGAGATCAGCGTTCCTGACCTCCACTTCGGCCTGCTCGCATGGGGCAAGGAGACGGGCGGCGGAGACTACGACCTCAAGATCGCCGCGAAGGTGTTCACGGATGCGGTGATGACCCTGGCGCAGTCGGCGCAGCCGTACGGATTCGAGCGCATCCTCCTGCCGATCGGGAACGATTTCTACAACGTCAACTCGCAGGCGAACACCACCGTCCACGGCACCCCCCAGGACACCGATAGCCGGTGGCAGAAGTCATTCACCAACGGCCGGCGCGTCGTCGTGGAGGCCATCGACCGCCTGCGCGAGCTCGCGCCGGTGAAGGTGCTCGTGCTCTCTGGAAATCACGACGAGGAGCGCACCTACTACCTCGGCGAGTCCCTCTCCTGCTGGTACCACAACTGCCGAGACGTGGAGGTCGACAACGGCCCGACGCTGCGCAAATACGTGCGGCACGGTTCGTGCCTGATCGGATTCGCTCACGGTGACGGGCTTCGAATCGACGAGTTGCCGCTGATCATGGCCACGGAGGTGCAGGAGGACTGGGCGGCGACCGTGTACCGCGAGGTACACGTCGGGCACTTCCACCACTCCCAGGCGCGCAGCTACCAGCAGGAAACCGAGCGCCGCGGCGTGCGGGTCGTCGTGATCCCCTCGCTGGCGACACCCTCAGCCTGGTCGGCTTCCAAAGGCTACCAGGCGCAGCGGGAAGCGCAGGCGTTCGTCTGGAACAACGAACACGGTCGGGTGGCGACGCTGCACTACCACCCGCAGGAGGTGGCATGAATGCACGGAAGATCGTACCGTGGGCCGTCGCCGGCGCGCTCGTGCTCGGCCTGGCGGTCGCGCTGGCGGTGCAGAGCTCGCGCGTGGTGCGTCTTCGCGGCGATAGCGTGGCTCTGTCTGCCGACCTCGTCGCTGTCCGCACAGACCTCGACGGCGCCAGAGAATCCATTACCGATCACGAGCGCCGAGACCGCGAAACAGCGGCTCGACTTGAAGCTGTTGATCGATCAGCGGAACTACTGGAAGGACAGATCCGAGCGCTTCGAGCAAGCCGTGACGCAGCTCTCCGAGAAGCTGGCGAGTACCGAGCGATTGTTGATGGACTCCCCGGACCCGCGGGCGCTGCTGGAGGAGATCCTGAGTTTACGGCAGCAGTTGCGGGATGCTATGGCTTCGTTGGACGAGTCGAAAGCTTCTTTGGCATCGGCCGATCAGCAGATAGCGGAGGCGGAGGATCGGATTCGTCTGGCGGAGGAGAAGGCGAAGCGCCTCGAGCGGAGCCGTAACGGCTGGCGGGCCGGCGCGATCGCGGCTATCGCTGCGGCAGTGGCCGCCGGGATCTGGGCTGCGATGAAGTAGGGCGCCTGCCGCGCCTGGCGGCCCGTGGGGCGATCATCCACCGGCAGCGTGTCATTTCATGGGGAGGACCGCGATCTACCGGCGCCACCGGAGGACCGGCCGGCGGCGCGGGGTTCCCGCGGGGGCACGGCCCGGCCGCCGGGCCCGGGGGTAGTTTCACCCTCGGCCATACTTTTTTTCGCCCCCGTTTTTACATTCCTCAAAGGGGTGTTTGTAGTATGACAAAGAACAGCGGCACGGGAACCGCGGCGCCAGCCGTGGCCTACTATCGAGTCAGTACGCGCCAGCAAGGCGAAAGCAGGCTGGGCCTCGATGCTCAGAAGGTGACCGTCGAGGCATTCTGCAAATCGCGCGGCCTCGTGGTGGCGCGATCCTTCGAAGATATTGAGACGGGCAAGCACAATAACCGGCCCGGGCTCGCGGCCGCGATCCAGGCGAGCAAGGAGATGGGGGCGAAGCTGCTGATCGCGAAGCTCGACCGCCTGAGCCGCGACGTCGAGTTCATCTGGCACCTGCGAAACACCGGCGTCGACTTCGTGGCGATCGATCTCCCCGAGGCCAACACGCTGACCATCTCGATCATGGCGGCCCTCGCGCAGCACGAGCGGGAGCTGATCTCGGGCCGCACGCGGGCGGCGCTCGCGGTCCTGAAGATGCGCGGCAAGAAACTGGGATCCCCGCGAAACCTCACGGATCGGGTGCGCGCGAAGGGGAGGGCGGCGCGGACAGCGAAATCGCTCCAGCATTCGGGCGGCGCCGCGGTCACCGCGCTGGCGCTCAGATCAGAGGGGTGGGGCCTCGCACGGATCGCCGAGACGCTGAACGAGGCCGGCCACCGAACACCGCGCAATCGGAAGTACACGCCGACCGCGGTGTGGAGGATCCTCAAGGCACGGAAGGGGTAGCGGTCTCCTCCTGCTTCGAGACCGGAACGATGCTGTATTCGTAGTAGTCGTCAGGATAGATCGAGTTGACGATTCGTATCCGCAGAGGAAATGGATTCTCTTGGGTTAGAACAACAGCATGAACCCCATACCACATCGTTTTCTTGTTGGACGTCTTGTGGCTTGGTATACTATCGTTGCCGTGCTCCCGCGCTACTTCAACACCGTTCGCATCAAGCACGATAAAGGTATAGTCCTCCCCATCTGCGGAGCCGATGGTGTTGGCGTTGACCTGGACGATGATCAATCCGCCCGGCGGTATTGTTTCGTAATTGGGTTCGCGCAATTCCGTGGCCGCCTTTTTATCCTCCTTGGCCTTGAGATATCCAGCGCCCAAGAAGCTAACATACGACCAGCATGGCGGGGTGTTCTTTGGCGATTCGCGTAAAGTCTCGATCTTATAGGCGGGATCAAGTTGTGGGATGCCTGATGTCGCCGCGCCGATAGACATACAGGACGTCAGAAGGATGAACGACACCAGAAGGATGATCTGCTTTTTCATCACCGGTCCTTTCTCACTGCATCATTAATATATCCCGATTCGACTCGATGGCAGGGGGATCGTAACAGAAAAAGCGGACCCTGGCAAATCGCGGAGGTCTGTATCTAATTATGGTACAATGAAATAAAAATCTTTCAGATTTATGTTGACACGGGCAAGGAAATGGGGTATGAATGGAGTGTGATTACTTCCGACATTGGCATCACCGCCAGGAGGACAATCGTGCCTACGCCTGAGCCCTGCCACATGGTCAAGATCAAAACCTACAAGCTATCGCGCCGGGGCGACCGCGGTCTTGTTGTCTCCTTGCCCATCGTGTGGACAACCGATCTCGGATTGAAGGTTGGGGACCGCCTCGATTTCTACCGCGACGAACACGACCGCATCATCATCGTGCCGCCGGCCCGGAAGCGGGGCGCAGCATGAGGCATGAATGTACTTGTGGGCACACCCTCGCCCCGCAGGACCTCGCCGAGCCGATCGACGCGATCAGCCACGGCATCTGTGCGCGGTGTTACGCGAAGGCGCTCGGGGCGCGGAAACCCTTCTGGTACCCGGTGCGCCTGAACGGCTACGAGGTGCGGCTGCTGGTGCGTCCCGAGCGTGGCGAGCCCCACGTGAGCTACGACAGCCCGCGCAAGTGGGAAGGCCCCCGGCCAATCCGCGTGATCGAACAGCGCGTCTACACCGCGGGCGGTGTGGAGCTCGACCCCGCCGAGTTCCGCGATCTCCTCTTCGAGGCCCGCGGACGCGCCAACCTGCCGGGCGGGAATACTGGGAGGTCCCGCCCGGTTTTCTCTCGTCAGATGCAGCTACGACTCAGCGGCCATCTGCGCCGCGCGATGGAGCGCACCGGCTATGAGCCGTAAGCGCATCGCTCCTGCGCGGACGACTCTGCCCGAGCCGCAGTGCGGTCCGATCCTCGAGGCGCTGACGATCGCCGAGGCCGGCCGCGCGCTTCGCGCGAGTGAGTCCACGGTGCGGCGCCTGGTCGACACCGGGAGGCTGCGTGCCGTCCAGGTGGGCAAGGCAAAACGGATCATCCTGCGGCGTGATCTTCTCGCGTTCGCCTTCGGCGCTGCAGAGGGGCAGTCGTGAATCCGTCACTGGGAGGTGCCGCGTGAACTTCATGACGCGGCAGCGAAGGAGGGCTGCATGGCGCGACAGGTGAAGCGGCTCAGTGTGCAGATCGGCCAGCAGCTCGAGATCGAATACCAGCTCGTTCCTGAGACGAAGCAGTACGCCCCCGACGTGGAGGTGGAGCGTGTCTTCGCCTACAACGGCGCGGTGCGTGTGGAAGTGACGCCGATGCTGCGGGCGAATGTCCCGAGCCTGCTGGAGGATCTTGCGGATCGGTGCCGCAAGGCCGAAGGCCTCGGGCAAGGGATCCCGTTCTGAGGAGGAGAGCATGGAAGGAGTGGCACAGGAGACGCGCGTGCGGATGAACGCTTCGCAGACGGCGAAGGGAACGATCCAGCTCGAAGTGACGGCGGAGGCCCCGACTGTCGAGAAAGCGCGCGAGTTGATGGGCCAGGCCATCGATGCGCTGACACAGGAGGTCGAGTCGCGCGGGTTTGCGCTGACGAACAAGGGAGCGGCATAGCGGCGCTGGCGGCTCCTGGAGGAGAGCCGCTTGCGCCTCTCGGAGCCGGGGCGGGACCGGTCGACCAACCAACACCCGCCCCGAGCTCCTTTCGACCCCGGGCGGAACCCGGGAAGGAGAGGCACATGGAGAATAACACGGGGAACGTTCCTGCTGTAGTCAAGCAGGCCCTGGAGGAGCAGAGGATCAAGCCCGAGAGCTGCAACCTCATGCTCCCCACGCAGACCTTTGGCGAGGTCCTCGGGATGTTCGACCGGGTGACCGTCGAGGTCGTCACCATCAACCCGAACCCCGAGCAGGGCGACGTCTACCCGGTGGACGGAAAGAGGAACGGCAGCGACAAGCTCGCCCTCGGCAAGGTTCCGCTTCAGAAGATCGCGAACGCCCTGGGCATCGTGTGGGATCCCCAGACCACGACGGTCATCGAGTCATCGGACACGAAGAGCCGGGCGAAGGCCACCGGCGCAATGCGAAAACCGAACGGCGAATACGTCGTCGTCAGCGAGGAGAAGACGGTAGACCTCACCGCGATCGAAGAAGAGCAGCGCCTCAAGATCGAGGAAGACGCCGAGAAGGGGAAAATCGTCGGCTGGGATGAGAACGAGCGCGGGAAGAGCTACCCGAAGTTCGCCCCATGGAAAGACGAGAAGGAGAAGGCTGCCCACATAGAGCTCGCGGTCAGGAAGGCGCTGCTGCCGTACCGTAAGTTCAAGGACGAGCGGGCGATGACCGGAGCGAAGGAGCGCGTGATCAAAGCGTTCCTCGGGGTCAAGAGCACATACTCGCGGGCCGAGCTCGCGAAGCCCTTCGCCTTCCCCCGGGTCACCAGCGACAGCGCGAAGATGCTTGCGACGCCCGAGACCCGGGCGGCTGCGGTCGAGCGGTTGACCGCGGGAGTCGCTTCGATCTTCGGCCCGCAGGCGCGGGAGGAGCGCCTGGCGCTCCCCGAGCCGATCCCCAGGACCGTCGACCCGCAGTCGGGCGAGGTCCTGCCGGCGCCATCAGGCAGCGCCGGCTTCGAGCTGAAGCCCGACGAGGAGCCGGAAGACGACTGGCCCGCGACGGAGCCGGCGAAGCCGCCCGAGCCCGATCCACTCGAGGTCGCGAAGGACCATCTCCGCAGCTATTTGCAGAAGGTGATGCCCACGAAGGCCGTCGCGGAGATCAACGCGATGCTCGACAACGCCGAGGCGACCGTCCAGCAGATCAACCTGCTCGTCGACCGGTGCGAGGTGTACCTCCAGAAGCGGGCGGAGAAGCGAGGCGCGGCATGAAACTGCTACACCTCGCTGATGTTCACTTCGACGCGGCGAACGCTGAACGCGCGCTCGCATCGCTGGCCGTCGCCGAGGAGACTGGGCGCCGGGAGAAGGTCGACGCCTTCCTCCTGGCCGGCGATCTCTTCCACCGGGGGATCCAGAACAGCGCGGCGGGGCGGCTGCCCGAGCTGATCGAGGCGGTGAAGCGGCTGCTCGCGATCGCTCCGGTATTCGCGGTCTCCGGTACGCCGACGCACGACGTCGCAGGCTGCTACGCGCCGCTCGAGGCGGTCGGTCTGAAGCTCCTCGCGCCGGGAGAGCATTTCATCGTCCCCGACGCTGAAAGCGGGGAAGGTCTTTGCACCCTCATGGGTCTTCCCGAACCGTCGAAGTCCTGGCTGCTGGCCGGGTCGAACGGGCTCTCCGCCGAGGAGGCGAATGAGCGCGTAAAGGCTGAGCTGCGGAAGATCCTGCTCGGCCTCGGGGCGGCGCGCGCCGAGCACCCGGAGATCCCCGCGGTGATGCTGTACCACGGGGCGATCGACGGGGCGACGCTGGCGAACGGGCAGCTGCTCGAGGGCGGCATCGCGCTCGGGCGCGAGGACCTGGCGCTCGTGGGCGCTGACTACTACGCCATGGGCCACGTGCACCTGGCGCAGCAGATCCCGGGTCTGCCGGCCTACTACGCGGGAAGCGCGTTCCCGGTGGACTGGGCGGAGGTCGACGTCAAAGGATGCAACCTGGTAGAGCTGGAGCCGCTCGGCGGCCTCGGGCCAGACGAGACGGGGACAAGGGCTGTTGTCACCTTCGTTCCCTTCCCGCACCGCGCCCGGGCGAAGGCCGTCTGGACGCTCGGCGAGCCCGTCCCCGAGTACCCGGTCGACGGCACCGACGTCTGGCTCGTCGTCAGGGCTGCGAAGGGGATGGCGATGTCCCCCGAGCACTACCTCGACGAGCTGCAGCATGACGGGTGCGGCCCCGGCTCGCGCGTGACCATCGAGACGATCCCCACGGAGACGGTGCGCGCGGCTGAGATCACGGAGCGCAAGCACCTGCGGGAGAAGGTCGCGGTCTACGCCGAGGCGAGCGACGAACTGCCGCCGGCGGAGAGCGTGCTGGCGAAGGCCGACGAGCTCGAGGCGGACGCCGGCCCGGCCGGCGCGGAGGCCGGCGCGCATCTGCGGATTCGAAAGCTGCGACTGCGGGGCGCCACGGGCATATGGAAGGGCCGCGGCGTGGACGAGATCACGCTGGACCTCGATGCGTACGACGCCGGCCTCGTGGCGCTGATCGGGCCGAACGGCAAGGGGAAGTCGACCCTCATCGAGAACATGCACCCCTGGCCGTGCCTGCTCACTCGCGAGGGGAAGCTGCAGGACCACTTCCGGCTGCGGGACTCGGCGCGCGAGCTGTGGTTCACCGACGAGCGCGACGGAGCGGAGTACCGGGCGCTCATGCTGATCGATGGAGTGAACGCCACCGGGAAGGCAGAGTACCACCTGTTCGCCGGCGACACCCCACTCACCAATGGCCGACGCGAGGACTACGAGGCCGCCATCGATAGGCTGTTTGGCAGCCTGGCGCTGTTCCTCCGCTCGGCGTTCGTCTCGCAGCGGCCGACCCGGAACAACCCCGACCTTGCCGAGGCGACGAAGGGCGAGAAGAAGGCGATCTTCCGCGAGCTCGCGGGGCTCGACTACCTCCAGGCCGCCGCGGAGACCGCGAAGAATACCGCGGGCGGAATCGAATCCGAAACAGAGCTCATGGAGGCGCAACTCGGCGGCAAGCGCGAGGCGCTCAACGCGGTGCCGGCCCTCAAGGAGCGGATAGACGCTGACGCCGCGGAGCTCGAGAAGGCGCAGGACTCCCTGGCCGGCGTTGAGCTGGACGGGAAGGCCGCGGCATCTCGGGCGAAGGAGTTGGCGGCGGCGCTGGAGCAGCAGCGGGCCACGGAGAAGCGGATCGCCGAGGAGAATGCGGTCGTCGAGCGCTGCGAAGCGGAGGCGGCCCGGGCACGCAAGGAGGCGGAGACCTACGCTGACGCGGTGAAGCTGCGGCCGGCCGCCGATCGCGACTTGGCGGAATACGAACGGCTGCGGGCGGAGGAGGCCCGGGAGAATGAGAGGGCGAAGCAGCATGCCGACGTGGTCGCGCGGATCCAGTCTGAGTACGCCGACGCGATCAGCGCTCATCGAGACCATGAAAACGAGATCCAGAAACGCCACTCCGCCACGCAGAAGGAGATGGTCCGCCTGGAGGGTGATCGCCGGGTTGTTCTCACACAGATCGACCGGCTGATCGCGGACATCGCCACCCCAGAGAAGGCCTGCCCACAGTGCGGCTACATCGACCCCGAACGCGCGGAGCAGCGGGAGGAGTGGAACGCCGCGCTGCTCGCCGCCCAGGAGAAGGCTCACGGGCTCGCGCAGGACGTCGAGGAGAAGCGGCGGGAACTCGAGGCGATCGAAGGGGAGAGCACCTTCCCCCCTGAGAAGCCGAAGCTGCCGACGTACGACGAAACCGCCCTCAACGGGATCCTCGCGGGCTTGAAAAAGCTGGATCCGAAGGTGCTGCGGTCGGTGGTAGAGCGGGCGCAGCGGGCCGAGGTCGAGATCGCCAAGCTGAACGAGCTCGCCGCCCAGCGCGCGCTCGAAGCGCGGAACGCCGACGACCGCATCAAGAAGATGCTCGCCACCCTCGACGACACGCTCGAGGAACGGGCGGCGAAGGCCGGCTCCGACCTCGAGGCGGTGCGGCAGCAGTACACGGCGATCAAAGAGACTTGCGTGACGCTGCGCACCCGCATCGACGAGAACTTCCGCCGGCTGAACGAGCTCGAGAAGACGCGCCAGGAGATCGCCGACGCCGAGCGGTTCATGGAGCAGCGGAAGGCCGAGGCCGCGGAGTGGCAGTACCTCGAGCGGGCGTTCGGGGCGGACGGTATCCAGGCGCTCGAGCTTGACGCCCTGGGCCCGAGTATCGCGGAGGTCGCGAACCGCCTGCTGTCGGCTGCGTACGGCACGAGGTTCTCGATCGTCTTCAAGACGACGCGCATCGCCGGTCGTGGATCGAAGACGAAACAGGTCGAGGACTTCTCCATCTGGATCACCGACAGCGAGCGGGTCACCGAGCAGGACCTCTCGACGCTCTCGGGCGGCGAGCGCGTGTGGATCTACCGCGCGCTCTACGACAGCTTCGCGATCATCCGCGACAGGAACACCGGGCTGCGGTTCCTCACGTGCTTCGCTGACGAGGCGGACGGCGCCCTCGACCCCGAGGCGCGGCAGATGTACTTCGCGATGCTGCGCGCGGCGCACGCGGAGAGCGGGCGCCGGCACACGCTGATCGTGACGCACTCGGAGGCCGCCCAGGAGATGATCCCGCAGCGCATCGTGATGGCCGAGCTGGCCAAGGCGCCAACGGAGGTAGCGGCATGACCTGGCTGGCGTGGACAGCGATCGGGATCGGCGGCTGGTTGCTGCTGGCGGTGCTGATCTGCGGCATGTTCGCGCTCGGAAAGCGGGCGGACCGGCGGATGGCCGAAGCGCTGAGGGAGGCGAAGGGTTGAAAACTCGCTGCGGGAAGGAAGTGTATCCGAACGGGCCGGCTTCGGCGAAGTACCGGGCCGACGATGCGCGGTTCAACGCGCCGGCCCGGCGGCGGACGTTCTCCGTGGCGGGCGGATGGATCCTCATCAACCGGCGCACGCCGAACCGCGCGAGCCGCCGCAAGATGCCGCGCTCCACTGACAGCTCGCGCGAGATCCAGCGGCGGCAGGTGCTCGTGAAGACCGCTGCGGTACGCCGGCAGCAGCGTCAGGAACGGGGGACCGCATGAGCGACACCTACCGGCTCAGCGCGGCTGCGCCCCGTCCGATCTTCGCCCGGGTGAGCGCGCACGACTTCGAGAACTTCAGGACGCGCGCCAGGGCCGAGGGGCTGACGATCGACGAGGCATTCCGCGCGATCGCCACGGCCTACGCGCACGGCGACTTCTACATCCTCTCGCGCGACAAGTCGAAGCAGCGCGACCTGAACTTCTACCTGAAGGCTCACGAAAAGGAGGTGGCGCCTATCGAATAGATCGATCGACAAACACCTCGCGGGGCCCGTAAGGAGCTGAGCCCCGCATGCCGGTCTTCCGTGGGGGCAGGGCGGTTTGTACCCGCCCCAGGGTGGTTCGACTCCACCGACCGGCTCGAGCTGGTGTTGCCGGCTACGGAACTGGCGGCAGACGGTCCCGATCTGACCGATGGCTGATCCGGCACGCCCTGGGGTCTGCCGGCCCCGGGGCAACATAGGGAGGGGAACTTTCGTGGTGCGAAGGCAACGAGTAGACCGCCTTGGGTGGCTGAGGGCCGCCGCGCTGATCGCCGGCGTCGTGGTGTTCTCCCTGGCCGGCGGGGTGAGCATCGGCATCGCACTCGTGCGGCACGAGGAGCAGATCACGGTCCCCGCGCCGGCCGAGGTCGAGCTGGAGCCGAGACCGTACACCCTGCCGCTCGAATACGCGCAGCTCGTCGTCTACTTCTGCGACGAGACCGGTTGCCCGGTCTGGCTCGCCTGCCGGCTGATCCAGCACGAGAGCGGGTGGAAGCCTCGGATGGTCGGGGCCGAGAACGACAACGGCACCCGCGACTACGGACTCGCGCAACTGAACAGCGCGTACCTCGAGCACTTCCGCGTCTACAACGGCGGGCAGCTCGTGGACCCGTTCAACCCCGAGCACTCCATCCGCGTCGGGATCCGCTACTTGAGTGCCCTGCGCGCCCGGTACGGCTCCTGGCGGGAGGCCGTACGCAGGTACGGCGGACGCCGGCCCGCGGCCCACACGGCGTGGATCCTGGGGGAGCGGTCATGAGCGAACCCTGGCGACGTGTGGAGCGGATCGGTGACGCGACCCTCTACCTCGGCGACTGCCTCGAAATCCTGCCCACGCTCGGGCCGGTGGATGCGGTGGTAACAGACCCACCGTATGGGATCGGCTACGTCCACGGCCACGAGAAGAGCCGGTGGGCGAGCAAACACAACGGGATTCCTGTCCTTGGCGATGATCGGCCGTTTGATCCTGCCCCGTTCCTGGCTATTGGGAAGACCCATGTGTTCTGGGGTGCGAATCACTACGCCGCCAGCCTGCCGGATGGGGGGGGGCGCTGCATCGTCTGGGACAAGCGAGTAGGAACCTGCCAAAACGACCAGTCGGATTGCGAGATAGCGTGGTGCGATGCCATGACCACTGATCGCATGATCTGGCACATGTGGAATGGCTGGTCCCGCGCATCCGAGCGAGACACGCCGCGAGACCACCCGACGCAGAAGCCCGTAAAAGTGATGGAGCGCTGCATCGAGTTGGCTGGTATCCGGGCAGGCTCCACCATCCTCGACCCCTTCATGGGCTCTGGCACCACCGGCGTCGCCTGCGCTAACCTCGGCCGCAAGTTCATCGGCATCGAGATCGAGGAGCGGTACTTCGACATCGCGTGCCGGCGGATTAAAGACGCATACGCCCAGCCGCGGATGTTCGAGGACAAGCCGGCCGAGCCGCTGCAGCTGGAGCTGGGGGAGCGGTGCTGGAGTGTCGATTCGCC